TAGAGGAGTTTTTTGCATGAGTTATGCGAGTATAGTACCACTAATAGGTGGAGAAACAATAGCAATGGAAAATGTCTTTGGAGAAAGACCAAAGTATATTATGACATATGAAGGCTTTCAAGCTAATGAATCTCACTTATTAAATCATTATAACCATGAGGTCCCATATTTGAACCTCTCAGAGGGAGCGAGTTACACAGAAAAAGTTAATGTGATTAATACTGTATGCCCATGTGCAGGGCTCAGCTCACTTAGTCCATCAGCTGCAAGTAATAATCCTATGAACGAATGGATGTTTACATCTGCTGAATATGTACTTAGTGAAGTACAACCAAAAGTATTTTGGGGAGAGAACGCTCCAAGGCTTGCAAGTAAGATGGGAGAACCCGTTGTAAGAAGATTGAGGAAGATAGGAGAAGATAATGGATATACTTTTAGTATCTTTAAAACAAAATCTATACTACATGGACTCAGCCAAGTACGAGATAGAACATTCTATTTCTTTTGGAAAGGTAATGAAGTACCATTATTTGAATATGTACTAGAAAGACCTACAATGATTGCTGATGATATAAGAGAAGTTGAAAGAAAAGATGATGACCCAATGAGTCAAATTCTTTGTAATGAAAAGAAACCTTCTGAAGAACCATATTATCGATATGTGCTTGAAGTATTAGAAGGTGGTATATCACATAGTGAATTTCAAGATAAAATAGAAAAGACAACAAACCCAATGGACTACATTGAAGAAAGAACAACATACAAAGAAGTAGCTAAATGGATGAGAGAAAATGGATATGATAATGTTGCAAAGAAATGCGATAGGCAATATCATAAGCTCAAAGCTGGTGGTAATATCATGAGAAAAACTACAGAGATTCCTAAAGATAAAATAGGAGCATTTGTTGGACATATGCCAACGTGCTTAACTCATCCGGATGAAGATAGATACTTAACAGTAAGAGAAGCTTTATCTCTTATGAAACTACCAAAAGATTTTATATTGCTTGAACCTAAAAGGTCACTTAACCATATATGCCAAAATGTGCCAGTGACTACAGCAGAGCATGCTGCAAAAATGGTTCAAAAATATTTAAACAATCAGCTTGAAATGATTGATACTAAATTCCTAATACAGGATAATAAAAAAAGAACCTATGAATATGAAAAAAACAGTTTACAACTCACTGATTTTATGTTATAATAGATATATAAAAATAAATAAAGGAGAACAATGCCAAGTATAGATTTACGTCCAAGGAAGAATAAAAATCCTAGAGACAAAAGACCACCAAAAGAAATGCCTTTTGATGTTGGTCTAAGAAGATTTAAAAAAGCCTGTGAAAACGCAGGTATTGTACAAGAGGTACGCAAAAGAGAATTCTATGAAAAACCTACAGCTAAAAAGAAAAGAAAAAAAGCTGAAGCAGTTTCTAGAAGTCGTAAACAACAAAGAATGCTAGATGCATTTAATAGGCCGTCAAAAGCCAGGAGAAGATAATATGTCTATAATGGATAAATTAAAAAAGAATAGTAAAATCAAAGATACTTCTATTCTATCTGATTCAGTTTTATTTGCTGAAAAAGATATAACTGTCACTGAGGTGCCAATGGTAAATGTTGCATTATCAGGTGATATTGACGGAGGACTTACATCAGGACTTACAGTTCTTGCCGGTCCTTCAAAGCATTTCAAAACTTCATTTGCTCTACTTATGGGAGCAGCTTATTTAAAGCAGCATGAAGATGCAGTAATGTTATTTTATGATTCAGAGTTTGGGTCACCTCAATCTTATTTCGAATCATTTGGTATTGATACTGAAAAAGTATTACATACTCCAGTACAAAATGTCGAACAACTTAAGTTCGATTTAGTAGGTCAACTCGAAAATATCGAAAGAGGAGATAAAGTTGTTGTTGTTATTGATTCAATTGGAAACTTAGCCTCTAAGAAAGAGTTGGAAGATGCTCTCAATGAAAAGTCAGTCGCTGACATGTCAAGAGCTAAAGCATTAAAGGGATTATTCAGAATGATTACTCCTTATCTAACCATGAAGAATATCCCTTTACTTGCTGTTAATCATACTTATCAAGAAATTGGATTGTTTCCTAAAGCAGTTGTTTCAGGTGGTACAGGTATCTATTACTCATCAGACAATATATGGATTATTGGAAGACGTCAAGATAAAAAAGGTACAGAAATACAAGGGTATCATTTTGTAATCAATGTAGAAAAATCTAGATTTGTAAAAGAAAAATCAAAGGTACCAATCTCAGTAACGTGGGAAGGTGGTATAGAACAGTATAGTGGATTGCTCGATGTTGCAATGGCTGGTGGATACGTAACTAAACCAAATGTTGGTTGGTATGCCGCAGTTGATATGGAAACTGGAGAAATACTAGAACCAAAAGTAAGAGAAAAAGATACTCTTAAGAAAAAGTTCTGGGAACCAATCTTGGAAAATACTAACTTTAAAGAGTTTGTAAAAACATATTATTCAGTCGGTCATAGACCAATGATTGATATTGACCTTGATATTGATACTGAAGAATAATGTACAACATAAGCGAAAAAGACTACTCAATTGTAGAAAACGACAATAGTGCGTTTCAAGGAGTAAAACTTAAAACTGGTACTTGGAAGAATGTTATAGTTGTATATGGACAAGTTGGAGTCAAAGAAGACCCTAACTTAGATATGGCAACATTAAGCTTTAACTTTACAGTACAAGACCCAGCAGATTTTAGTGTAGATGAACTTGAGAAAGACGAATCGTTTAAAAATTACTTAGGTTCAGTACTACAATATATAATAACAGATTCTTTAGAATACGCTAAAGAAACTAATCAAGCAACAATAGGAATAGGAAATGACGAATCAGTTACCAACACACATACTGAATCATCTTCTACATAACGAAGAATTCTGCAGAAGAGTTGTACCTTATTTAAAGAATGAATATTTTGAAGGTACACATAAAACTGTGTTCGACCTTATAGTCCAATTTGTAAGCAAACATAATAAATTACCAACATCAAAAATCTTAGAACTTGAGTTAAAGAAAATTCAAGCACCTGAAGATGTATTAAATAATGCTCAAAGATTAATCACAGAAATTATCGATAAATCTGATGTCGATACTGATTACTTAATTGCTGAAGCAGAAAAGTGGTGTAAAGAAAGAGCAGTTTATAATGCTATTATGGATTCAATAGGAATCATTGATGGCAAAGATAAAGAAAGAAGTGAAGGTGCTATACCTGAAATACTATCTGAAGCTCTTGGTGTTTCGTTTGACGAACAAATAGGTCATGATTATATTGATGATAGTGAACAAAGGTTTGACTTTTATAATCGTAAAGAAGATAGAATACCGTTTGATTTAGATTATTTTAATAAAATAACAAAAGGTGGTCTACCTAATAAGACACTTAACATTGCCTTAGCCGGAACAGGCGTAGGTAAGTCATTATTCATGTGTCATTGTGCAGCAGGAGTACTTAATCAAGGAAAGAATGTATTGTACATAACAATGGAAATGGCAGAAGAAAGAATCGCTGAAAGAATTGATGCGAATCTTATGAACCTTCCAATCGAATCTCTTGGGTCATTACCTAAAAATGTATTCGATGATAAGATTGGAAAAATTGCAAAATCATCTGTAGGTAAACTTATAGTAAAAGAATATCCTACTGGTTCTGCACATACTGGTCATTTCAGAGCTTTACTTAATGAGCTTAAACTCAAAAAGACATTTAAGCCTGATATGATATATATTGACTATTTAAATATTTGTGCCTCAAGTCGCATGCGTGGCATGGGCGGAAGTATAAATAGTTATACTTATATTAAAGCCATTGCGGAAGAACTTCGCGGTTTGGCTGTGGAATTCAATGTTCCAATAGTATCGGCAACACAGACCACGAGGTCTGGTTTCAGTAATACTGACGTCGGTCTTGAGGATACATCTGAATCGTTTGGTTTACCAGCAACGGCTGATTTAATGTTTGCTCTTATTTCAACAGAGGAACTTGAAGAATTAGGTCAATTGCTAGTAAAACAATTGAAGAATAGATATAACGACCCAACCAAATACAAGAGATTTGTAATTGGTGTGGACCGTTCCCGCATGAAACTATATGATGTAGAGGAATCGGCTCAATCAGACATTATGACAGAAATGGTGCCAGATAAGCCGATAAATAAGTTTGGTGAGCGAGAAAGTAATGACTCGTTTGCTGACTTCAAACTATAGACGGAGAACTATATGAATATGTTAAATACAGCAAAAGCATGGTTAATGGCAAGATGGGCAGAACGTACATCTTGGGACGGCGGACTTATTGTCGGCCTATCATTATCCTACCTATTACTAGGTGGACTTGTTGACTTAGTAGCTTGGGTAGCCCTTGCTTACGGTGTATACACTTTTATAGCAAAAGAAGTATAACACTCCTTTAGTAATGATTATCATGGGGGAGCCATCACAGCTCCCCACCTTTTCTTTCACATCAACACTTTCTCACAATTATTTTCAAAAAAAGTGAAAATAATCGTTTACATTTGCTTTAAAGTATGTTATAATATATCTATATTTAAAAATAAGATAAGGAGTTAAATATGACATCATTACAAAAAATACAAAAAGAAGTCCAAGCTATGAG